ATTAGGACGGAAGCGACCGTTCTCCGTCGACTGAGTAGCCGAGAGAGTACCGAGAGCGCCCATCGTGTAGTTGTCAGCCTTCGCTGACGCACGGACGATTACTTCTTGCAGGGCTCGGCGTTGGACTGCGTCCGAGGCGTTCTCAATCAGATTGGTGAAGTCAATGCCCGAAGCGGTGGGCGAGAATAGGACTTCCTCAATGGTGACGTAGGGAGTTCCCGTGCCTTCTGATGTGATGAATGGTGCGATAACCATCTAGTCCTCTTCCGGCGTGAGTTCGGTGCAGTCGCACTTCGAGCACGAGTTGCGGTACAGCGACACAAAGCGACATCCGCACTTGCAGACGTAGCCCTGTGCTTGTTGAAAGTTTGTTCCTGCGACAGCGAAGTCACCCGTCTTGACGAGTTGCTTGCCGGTAGATCCGTCGACGTGGAACGTGCCGTCTTTCTGGCGTTGAGCAATCCTGCCCTCGTTCACCTGGACTTCTTTGAGTCCTCTGTCTGAACCTACTAATCGCATACTGCTATCCCCTGTCGAACGGGCAAGGGAGCCAGTAGGGGGAGGGGAATCACGCCCCTACCGGCTCAACCTTGCTAGTTGCCTACTGATTACTCAGAGGCGATTGTGTTAGGCCAAGAGGCCCGTGATGAGACCCGACCATGACGGCGCACGGAACAGAACGGTTCCGTAGGTGTACGTCGAGATGTCGTATGAGAAGCCGATTTGCGGCCAATCAATGACTAAACTGTCGATTACCGAAACGGCACTCACGGTCTGCGAAACACCCGAGTCGGGGAAAGGCAGGTTCTTGGAGTGGATGACCGCAGTTCCAGCAGGCATGAAGCGGTGGGTGACGAGGTCAACCATCTTGCCGGTGGCTTCGTTCTGAATGGCGTTGACCAACGAACCCAAAGTCACACCGTCCGCACCAGTCTCGTAAGTGAGACGGTAGGCGGCGTTGCTTGCGTTCTTCTGAATCGAAGCGGCGATGTTGCGACGCACGGCGGCTGAGGTGTAGATCACGTCAGGGTCAGCCATGTTGGTGTTGAACATCGACACGAATGCGTCCTGGAAGAAGGCCGCAGGTTCGCTGAGTCCGGAAACCGAAGCGTTGTACTGCTTGGTGTATCCACCGGACTGACCGAAGGTGCTGATGAAACCGTCGTATCCCAAAGCGGTGTACGAAGCGTCAACCGAAGGAGCGGCAGTACCACTCACCAGGGCAAACGCCAAACCAGTCTGGCCAGAAGCCAAAGACAGCGACGTGGCCTTGTAGACAACGGAGTTGTAGACGGCGTAGACGTTCAGAGCAACAGCGCCAGCAGGCACGGTGGCGGTGAAAGCAACCTTCGCACCCTGACCCGTGACACCCGTGACGTTTCCGGCGCTGATAGCGGCGGTCTCACCAAAGGCAGACGAGAAGGTGATGCTAACGGCAACGGTCTGCGTGTTGAACGATGACGGGAATCCGGTGGCGGTGGTGTCAGCCGAAGCGACAGTTCCCGAACCGAACGATGAAATCTGACCGGCACTCAGCAACGGCGTGACGCAACCGTTGAGCATGTTGCGCTCTTCACCCAGCATGTGAGCCCAAAGAGCGGCGGTGTGGCTCAACTGACGAAGGTCGGTGTAGCCCTTACCTGCAAACTCAGCCTGGAGCGAAACGCTGTCCGAGACACCCTGCTCGACGAACGACTGCACGATTTTGTCGGCGGCGTAGGTGATCTGGGTAGGACGGTTCAGCGTGATTCCGTTGAAGGAAGTTGAAGCCGAGTTGGAGTTGAAGAAGGTGTTGAGGTTAGCGACGCTACCAGTACCGGAGTTAGAAACACCGTTGATGCGACGGAACTCAACAGCCTGACCAACCGCAGTCTCACGAGCAACAGAGTTGCGCAAGGTCAGTTCTTTCGGAACCAACAGACCGAGGACGGATTCCAGGTTGTAAGGCACAAGACCCGTGACGCCGGAAGTTGAGTTGTTCAACGGGCTGGTCAGGGTGATGTTCTTCTGGATGTCAGAGACGTTCGCAAGAGCCGAGTTCACGGCGGCGAGGGCGTCACCGGAGATGGACTTGCTGATTTCGCTGGAGAACTCGCTGATGCGGTCGGCAACGGACGCCTTCTCGATGACACCACGCTTGGGGTCGAACGAGATTTCGCCACGAGCAGACTTCTCAAGGGTACGAGTGTGGACGGCGCTCAAGGCAGACTTGTAAGCCTCGAAGCGTTCGACGCGCTTTTCGGCAGGAAGTCCGCCGAACAGTTGGTCGATTGAAGGAGCGGCCATAGCCATGATGCTCCCCTTTCTGTGGGTAGTTGTTTTTGAGTGACCTAGAGAGTCTTGGCCTGATTCTCCAACGCAATAGCGGCGTCGAAGTAAGCAGAGCGCATCTCTGGATCGGTGACCTGCTGTGCCATGTAGCGACGGCGTTCAGCCTCCACTAACAGGGCGGTTGCTTGCGCAGACTTTTGGGTCTGTGCTTGCGTCTGGCGAAGCGCTGGCCCGCCAGGTATTGCCATCTCCTTGACCTCGTCGAGTTCAGCCTTGATGCCCTTGATGACATCCTCCTGACTCGCTATGAGTGCCTTGTAGGTAGCGATTTCTTCCGTGATGCCGAGGGCCTTCACGATTTCGAGACGGAGTTCCGTCTTGGTTTCTTCCGTAGCGTCGGCGCTGGAAGCAGACTTGATGAGGTCGGCGCTCACGCCGAGTCCAATGTAGGCCATGTTGTCATCATCCTTGTTCTCGTCCCATCCGGTGAATGGGGCTTCGGTTTCGTTTTCGCTGGCTTCTGAAGTCCACCAGTCGAGGTACATCTTCAGAGCACAGAGCAACTGCATAACGTCGGAGATTTCGTTCTCGTCTCCAGCCAGCATTTCGTCCAGTTCAGCCTTGATGAGAGCGATGAGGCTGGCACGAACGGCGTTGAGGTCGGCAAGGTTGTGTTCCTTGTCATCCGCTTTCACGAGGTCGGGGTGAACTGCCTTGAACTCTTCGAGGGCGGCCTTGAGGTCAGCGACCGTCTTGGTCTTTTCGGGCTCGGTTGCCTTGAGTTCACGGTTCTCGTCAGCGTTGAGCGTTGAGAGGCTCTGCTGGGTGATGTTCTCGCTCTGGTCGGCAGGCTCTTCGCCGGTTCCGTTGCAGATTTCGCAGGTCGCAACATCGTCCTCGACGTTGGTCTTGTAGCCCGTACCCGAGCAGGCGTGGCACACCTGGACGGCGGTGTGAGGGGGTTCGGCAACGGTGGTGGGCGAGGACAGGGTCATCTCGGCTTCAGCGTTCATGTCGCTGGACTTTTCAATCTCGGTCACGGCAAGGCCCTTCACTAATTCTCCGCCAACGGATTTGGCGATTTCGATTACTGCGGACGGGTTGGCCGGACGATCCACGAGTGACAGTTCCACGATTTTTCCGCCGACGATTCTGCCACCAGGGGCTTTGTCATCCTTGACAATTCGAGCGCCCTTGATGCCGATTGAGAATCCGGTGTAGATGTCCTCTTCGACCATCTTGGCGGCTTGCTCGTCGACAATCTTGGCGGAGACTACGAAGCCGGTTCCGACCTGCTCCATCTCCATCGCCTTGCCGATGGCCTTGCTCTGGTGCATCTCACGAATGTTTCCGATTTCCATCCACGCCGGCATAGCCGACTTCAGCCATTCCGAGTCGCAGATTTGCTCGTCGAGGTCAAGAGTCTCGTCAGTAGCGATTCCCTTGACGCGTAGATACCCGTCGTCACCGCGCTTAGCCGTGAGTCCTCCGAGATAAGTGTGAATGATGTGTTCAGACATTTGGTCTCCAATAGTAGGCGATGACTATATGCCACCGTAAGGGCAATACTTTTTTAGGTTATTCTTCCGCTGAGATTTCGTCCGCGCTGACCGTCGACTGACCGACTACCGCACAGCGACAGTTCGGATGGAGGGGAGGATATTCGTCCCCGAAGTCGTGATCGCCTTCTTCGTTAGCACAGTCGTCACAAGCTCCGTCATAAGCCAGCCACGTCCAGCCTGGAAGATCCGCGTCCCGCATTGAGTCGAGAGACGAAGCGTTATACGCCCGATTCCCTTCCGTGATAGCAATCATTTCAGCCCGCGCCGGATCGTTGATGAGCGCGTCCAGCGAGTCCGAGATTTCCCCAGCTCCCGCACCTTCCGCCAGCCCGTTAGCGATTAAGTCTCCTAATCGAGCCATCGTCGTATCGTCGATTCCCCGAATCGTCGTCGAAGTCGCGTCGAGCAAGTCCTTCAGACCGCCCCCAGCCACCTTCGCTGCAGCTCCAGGAGAGCCAGGCTTCCACGTCGACCAGTCAATCGAACCTGACAAAGACTTTAAATCGTCCGTCAGTCCAGCGCCCTTTTGGAGCACCGGATTCGTTTCCATAGCAATCAGCCCGTTATCCGCGTAGAGATCCGTTAGGACTTTTTCGAACTTATCGGAGTCGAACTTGACGTTATGCTGAACGGCCTGTTGAGCAATAATCTTCGCCACGCCCTTGACCCCGCCAGCCGGATGAGTCGCAATCGACTGACTTACAGCCTTCTCGAGACCGGAGTATCCAGAGCTCAGAGCCTTAGCAATCAGCGGAGCGTAGTGATGAATCGTCAGTTCCTTGAGTCGATGACCTGGTAAATCCTCGATTCTCCGCTTAGTAACCGAAACGTCTTTTGGGTTATCGCTTATCTGCGCTTTCTCTTCGCCCACGATTCCACGAGCCCACGAATAGCCAGCGTCTCCGCCCCACGCGTCCCACGCCACTCGACCAGGAGACGGATAGCCGTCCTCACCGGAGCGGAAGCCCGTAGCGTCCTTATCGACCTGATGACGATCGAAGAACGCCTTCA